TCTATCTGTTCTTTGTCAGATAGTTTTTTGCCTTGTAATTTTTTAGCGTTTAAGTTTTGAACAGCCCTTGAAGCTTGGTTCATCTTAATCACTAACTTTTGATATGCACCAGCTAATTTACTTGATAATGTAGCCGCTTCTCTAGTTGCTCTGTTCTGTAGATTTGTTTCCACTCTTAACCTAGCTAATTCCTGAGCCTCTTTTGATGTGGATTGTGTTAACTTTGCTTTTGCTGTTAAAATGGCGTTGTTTAATCTAGCCTCTTCTTTTTTAGTTGCAGCATATTCTTTTAGCTTCCCATTTGCTGTTGCAATGGATTTATTATACTGCTCTTGCGCGTCTTTTATCTTGTTAAGTGAATTTAAGTATTCACTAGGCAGGCTTTGAGTGGTTTTTTTGTATTCTTTCAGAACATCAACTGCTGAACTGACTTCTTTAGTGAGTTCTGCAAAGGCTTTATCTAGCTCCTTTACCTGTTTGTCTGCGTTGATGTTGTTGTTTGGCATTTTTTACTGCTTTTCTGTATGTTTTCAAATACGCTATGTATTGAAGCATATTTATATGATCTGGTATATGGTCAACTTTTAAAACTCTCGCTATTTCAATGGTCATTTGGTAGTATTCGATAATATCTTTCTCCTCTACTACTAAATCTTCTTTGAACTTTATCTCATATCGAGTCTGTAAGCCATCTACATAGTTTTTAACATTGGTTATATTTTCTTTTAAAGGTTTTAGCGTATCAAATTTTATCTTTGTGCTAATCCTTTTTAATTCGTTTTTAATACTTGATTCCGTTTTTAAAATAAGTTCCTTTGGAGCGTATTTCTCATTCTCTTTTAATCCTTCTAATATTTTTAGAATGGACTTTAACAGATTAATTTCAAGTAATAATTCTAATGAACTTTTTTTATGTTTTAAGTCTTTTTTAAACTTTGTGTCATCAGTCTTTTCAAAGTACTCATCGTAAAGCTTATTCCATGCTAGACTTATTTCTGCAATTTGATTACTATTGTAAACATTATCCTCTTCGTAATCCTTATCTAACATTACGATATTCCCTGAGAATTTAATCTCGTGAAAACATACAGCACTTATTTCTTTTAATGTCTTATAAAGTTTTAAATTCTGCGATGTGAAAATGTTCTGCTCCATTTGGAAAGTTTGGTTTTATTTGCTCTTCAAAAAGTCTTTTAAAATACGAATTTTCAATGAATTTAAAAGAATCTTTCTTACTTAATCTGTAAACCCAAAAGACTTTCCCTGTTTTCTCGTAAACTTTCTTATAGAACTTAACTACATCCTGCTCCTCTGCACTTACTTTTGAACATGGTAAACAACTCATTTAAAAACCTGATTATATAGTTTTACAAAAACATTTTCTTTAGCTCTCTCTAACACTAAATCGGTTTCTTTAGGAGTTAATCCATAAACATCTAGTCCATATCTCTCTGCTATCGTAACCGCTTTTTCATCTGTTGAAAATATATTTGATATTGAACCGTTTAAATAATTCACTACTAAACCTTTATTTAATCCTCCATCTAATGTTAAATCTACTTTACCACCAGCTAAAGGGTTTTGTTTGCGTTTTAAAAGTTCATAACCAAAATCTTTATATGTTCCAATTTCACTTCCATCAGGTCGCTTACCTGTTAGCCATCTATTTCTTACTAGTTCGACTATTTCTGCTGCGTTTTTTTGAAGCTCCTCGGCTATTAGCTTTTGAATCCTTGATGTGTTTATCTGTTTTAGACGAACTTCTATTTGTTGAAGCTGGTTTAAATCCATTATCTTTTAACTCTTTAGATATTAACTTTTCAGCGTTTTTAGTTTTTTTCCAAACATCTAACTGTAACGCTTGACTCATTAGTTTTTCATAAGTTATTGAACTACCTAACCTGTCAACTCTACAACTTACTCCAGCAATTCTTATAGTTTCCATGTAAAAAATATTAAGGGTGAGCGAACCCACCCATTAATTATGCTACTGTTGCAACTGCTGAAATACCTCCGTAAAGATCCCCGCTTGTGTTCTCTGCTGCTTCAGTTCCTGCTTCTGCTATTTTAATTGAAATAGTATCTGCTGATTCTAAAGCCGCATCTAACGTAAGTACATAATAGCCATCACTATTATAAACTGCTGTGTCAATACTTGTCGCTGTCGCTTGTGTTCCTCCTAAAGTAAAATCACTTACTTCTAATCCTAAGATTGAAACAGAACGGTTACAGTCATCTAACACTTTTACATTAACCGTAGTTGATGTAGTTGGTGCTGTTTCAAATGTAACATTAGTATTAATCACTCCATCAATCTGATTCATGTCATAACCTAACTCTTCCCAAGTATAAAATACTTGTCTTCCGTTAATTTCTTCAGGTGAGTTAAATTGAAAAGTTGCTGTTGACATTTCAGGATCAGTTCCTTGCTGAAACTTAAAAGTAGATACTGAAAACATTCCAGAATCATACGCCTTTAATTTTGTTTCAGATACATTGGTAGCCCATAAAATACCTGTCTCAAATTTAAAAGCTATGTCCCATTTTCCAGTTCCTTTTAAAGAATAGAGGTTCTTTTGGAAACATCCTCCTAAATCCCATGATAAAGCGTATTCAGGTTTACCGCCTCTAATCTCAGCTTTTTTACCTGTAGAACCCGTTGCAAACTCATTGTCTGGTGTGTTCTGTTCAAAATTAAATAGATTATTAAGAGGCTTAATTGTGCCCGCTTTAATCAAATCTACATACTCAGATTCCGTTGGTAACGTTCCTGAAGTAGTGTCAAGCGACCATCCTTTAGTATAGGCATCTATACCTAGTAAGTCACCATATTGTTTAACACAAGAGCCTAATCCAGTGCCTCTAGCATCTGAAGTACAACTACCTTGTGTGTTTAATGTTATTGCCATTTTTTATTTGTTTTAACAATTTATATTATATCTTATTTTTCCTTTAAATTTGAAATGATGAAATCTTTGCATATCTAAAAAGTAATCCGCAACGCCTCTAAAATCTTCATAAACACCATCTAAATCTTTGATAATGTCATAGTCCTTTTCAAAATTTGTTGCATAACGATTAAGAGCAAGAACAACATCGTTTCTAATTTCTTCGTCGTCTCTAGTTTCATCGCCTTTAATAGTTGTCAAATCGACTGAGAATATTATTTCACAATCAACTATCGCTAACTTTCCTGTAACACTAGGATTTCCAGTATTGAAAAAGAAAATACATGCTTTAGTATCGTTTTGTAACACCTCCTTGTACTCGTTTTCGTTAGTATAAAATTCTGGTATTACCTTTTCCCTTCTTTCGTTTCTATAAATCCTGCCATAACCATCAAGGTTATCAGTATTCCAACTACATGAAAGTTCTTTATATAGAATTTTTTGTATTCTATCTATTGGCGCATCAACTCCTTTTGGATTGTCTTTTAAATAATTCAATTACATCTGTGTTATTACTTCATAACCATTACCCAAGTAACCTTCTTTGATTGATTCAATCTCGGTTTTAATTTGTGTGATCTCAGTCGCTAATTGCTCTCTTAATCCCTTAACAGGAATAACAGTTCCAGTAGTTCCTTCAATCTCCAACAAAACCTTATCATAAAGTTCTTTTGCCTGTCTTTCGTTTTTGTTGCTCCTTAATGAGCTTAAATAAATCTGAAGACAATTAATAACCGCACTTAAAAAAACAGCACGAGCAAATAAAAACCTGTTTTGAATAATTAAATCAGTAAAATCATCATAAACAGTTACGTCTAAATTGATTCCTGTTGCCTCATTCAAAAACTCTACTTTGCTTAAATCAAACAATGTATTTGTATCATGATCTGGAAGAATGATTTTATCAATATCTAAGTGCGTTATAAAGCTCATTATTTCTGAGTTTTCATAACTTCTTTTATAAGGACTAAGGGTAAATGAATCCCCTTTTAAATACCCTATAAAATATTCACCTTTATATATTGAATCCGTATCGTTTAAAACCCAGTTTAATTGTACTTCCTGGTGATCTGAAGTAACAGTAACCGTTGTACTTTGTAATGGCTGTAATTTAGCCGAATTATAAAGTTGAATAGTTATGTCACCCGTTCCCTCGAAGTCTAATAATAGTCTTGTGATTTTAAAAGCAATACTTTTTGTGTCATCTACCTCGATCCTATAACCAACAAATCCATTTGGTAAAGAATCCGTTTCATTTTTATTTAATGCATACTTGTACAGAACTTGTCTGTCGATATAACTAGATTCATTAAAAACTTGGTTAACTACGTTTGTAGCACTATTTTTAATAATATCAGATAGAATTACATTGAAATCATCTGTCGAAACATCGTTATAGTCTTGACAATCTTTTATGTACTCTATCTTAGCGAATGGATTTGTTGTTACAAAATATCCGCTTTCACTAGTTTGGTTAGTAGCATCAACAATAGCATATTCAGGATTAAGAGGTTGTTTAAAACCAACTAATCCTGATAAACTATCTTGTATTTTTGAAACGTCAAACATATAGTTACTATGTTACGATTGCGAAAGCCATTAATGGAGTCTCATCAGTAACAGAAGATGGAGCATGATTAAATGATAAATCAATACTTAATTCTGTTTGTGTAAGCTCATCTTGCTTCTGTCCGTTTACACTAGTTCCGTCTGCGCGTTCTGAATAACTATGAACAGCGTACTGTAATGAATCAACTGGATTCAATAACGATCCGTACATTTGCTCTTTAGTATCTACACCTGCTCTGTTTTGTCTTGGAATCCAATCTGCACACGCAACGTGTCCTCTTGGTACACCAATTGCAAAACCTTCTACGTAACTAGCGTCTAATGCTGATGCTCTTGCTCCCATCTGTGGATCGTGAATAAATCTCGTTCCTGCAAACTGAAAAGAAGTGTTTGTTGCGTTTCCTGCTCCTTGATTAGAAAGTTTAAGCATATTAGAATACAGTAATGAATCACATACAACGTCAATAGTTTGACCTTGATACTTGTTTACATCTGCAACCAATTTAATTAAAGTTCCAATTTCGTCTTTGTAAGCTCCGTCAACTACGTAAACATCATTTGTAGTATTATAAGTTGCTTTTCCGTTTACCGTTCCTGAAGTTGCTCCAGAACGATTATCAAACAAATACTGACCAGAAATAGTATCTAAACCATCTGCAAAATCAATTACTTTGTTTCTAATTTCGTTAGTAAACTCTTCTTGCCATGAGAACACAGAAGTATCCGCTTGCTTTAGAGTCATTGAAAAAGTTGTTGAATACGTTTGCCATGCTAATGCCAACGTTCCACTATCTCCACCCGTTCCTGTGTGATCGTGAGCTCTACCTGTTGTTAGTAAAGACTGAGCTGTTCTTACAAAGTAGTTTGATTCTACTTGTCTAGTGTCTGAAGTTTTTAAAGTCTTGTAACTTGGAAAAAACTGCTCAGAACCAATTAAGAACAATTTAAATACCTCTGGTATTCTATACCTTTGGTCATTTGCTGCGAACTCGCCTTGTAGCTTTATTTGTGCCTTTACGAGGTTCGCCAATGTGTAATTTGCCATTGTTTCTTTTTTTAATTAATAAATACGTTAAAAATGAGCGAACCTGCTCGGTCAAATCTTGAAGTAGTCCTACTTCGGAAAGTCTTTTACATAGCGATATACACCTAAATAATTAAGTGCATAGTGTTATTATGTTAAAAAATATTGTCACAAATATTATGTGTTAGTGCTAATATACAATTTTTTTCTTAATTAGAATCATTCTAAATAAGAAATTTTTTACTATATTTGCTTTAGCGACATTTCGCATTCACTATCTCAGGTGATCGAACTTAAAGCGAGATACTATTTATTATGAGAAATTTTAATTGAAACCCTCCAGCATCTTCACTAGAGGGTTTTTGGTTTATATTAACTTAACCCTAATTTACCTTCAAAAAATATAAATAAATCGTTGTAGGTTACTTGGTCGCTCATATTTGTATGACTTGCAACTATAACACCATCTTTAGTATCAAAATAAATCCTTATGTTATCTTGTTTAGCAACTTTAATCGATTCACTTGAAGCGTCTTCACAAACATCCCAATCCTTGAATATTGGTTCGTTTTCATTAAGAGCAAAACCTTCATCGTCAAAACTTATAAAATCTGTACGTTTAGGTATTTCATCCAAAAACTTAGCATAATCAACTATCGCTTTTTTAGAAACCCCTTTTTTTACAAATTCATTGAGCGTAGGAGCTGTATTAAAACCTAACTTTTTTAGTTTGTCTATCATATTAATCAACTTCTACTAATCCAGCTTCAATTTGTGTTTTCAAAGCCTCGTTAAATTCAGGTGAGTTAATTTTAACGTCTTTGTCTTGTTGCTCTTGGATAAAGTCGTCCATAGATTTTTTACTTCCACCTTGACCGCTATCTCCAGCACCAGAACCGCCTTTAATTGGTTCTAAGTAGTTTTGATTGTCTTTAAAGAAATTTTCTACAACGTCCTTAGCTGTTTTTGCGTTCGCTGTCGTTGCATCTTTGATAATATTGCCTTGGTCATCTTTAACAACTATCAATCCATCTTCATTTATATCGAAGTCTAATTTAGTTTTTAAGATAAGTTTCATATCCTCTCTAGGTAGGATTGTTTTTTCAGGTATTAAGCTTTCAATCGTTCGATCTATTTTAGATTGATTTTTAAACGATTTAAACTCATTTTCCTTTTCTCCTACTTTATCAAGTGCCTTTTGCAAAGCATCTTCTTTCTCTTGTAGGGTTAATTTCATTTTATCTAGCTGCTCGTTAGGTTCTATCTGAGCATCCTCAACTGCTTTCTTTTCAACTGCCTCGATTAGCTTTTCAATAGTTCTACCTGTAAACCCATACTTTTCCCTGTGTTGTTTTACAGCGATTTCTAAGCCCTCTTTACGAGCATCTTTTTTGTGGTTTTCAATAAATGAAGTCTCCTCGTCTTGCGTTCTGATCGTTCCTTCAAATTCTAATGTGATTTCCTCTGGATTGCTTTCCAACTCCTCCTTTGTAACTTCAAAGATTTTGTTTCCAATTTTGATTTTCATTACTTTTCGTTTTGGTTATTTTTTTTAACTATTGTTTTCTTTTTAGGTTGTTTTGATGCAAGCCATTTCTTTGTCTCGGCTTCATCCTCAATCCAAATTATACCAGTTTCTTTATAGCTGGCTTTCGTTCCTGTAATAGTTGATTCTGAAATAATAGAACGATGTCTAAGTACTTCAAAATTGTCATTGTTAATAAACTCCCCGTCTTTGGTTTTACTCAAGAGTCTTCTCTTTTGTGCTGCTTTCATTTGTAATTGTGTTATTTGTGTTAAAATATATATTGAATTGTTTTTTTAATTCCTTATATGTTAAGTCCTTATTACACTCCTCCCAGAAATCATGAAACAATACTTTTTTGTTCGCCTCTACTTTACCGAAGAAATTATTAACCTGTTCGGTAGATAAATGAACGTAAGGCTCTACTTTAGCTTTCTTAATCATTTGAGTTTGCATAAATGGATCGGACTTATATTTTGATAAAATCCATTCCTCTAACATTTTGTCAAGTATGGTGTTATTATCGCCTTTCTTTTTAGCTTCACCGTATCTTTCCGCTAGTACTTCAGGACTTTCAATAATGTAGTTTCTTCCAAACGACCTATTGTAAATCTTTTCTTCTGGATTTTTTGTTCTATCTACAAAATTAAGCGTCCAATTAGCAAAAGTGTTATACACATACTCCACCACATCAGAATATTTGTTTAGTGTATTTGTTACTGGTTGTAAATCAATATATCTACCTGTGGCAGTTTCATTGCTATGCTTAGAATAGTGCGTTTTATCAGTTCCCCAAATCGTATCATCAATAAGAACTTCCATATCTCGCAAATCCTCTTTATACTGTTTCCACGTATCTAAATCTGGAGAGGTAAACCCTGCGATTTTATCTCCTAATACTGGTTGCCCATCTTTAGGAATAGGAATAATATGCATATCACTAACATCTGCTTTCTTTGGATACCCTTTCCCGTCGCAAGTGCTACAAGAATTATTTCCTGTTTTACCTGTTCCACTACACGTTTTACATTTAGAGCCATACCTGTAATGAATAGGAATACCATTTTGAAACTTGTAAATGGTTAAGATAGATTTATCTCTTGCGTAATCTTTAGAAAGTTCCGTTATATCATGTATAGGACTGTATCTTATTTCGTCACCTGTTTTGCAAGTATTAGATAAAATAACTCCAGGAACTTTACCAAAAGGATGTTCAAACGTTTTATCCTCATTTAATATGAAATTTCCTTGCACTTCAGTAAATGTATAATCGTTTATGTCGTCGATAATCCTCCAACTTTTTACCTGTGTTTCTTCATGTACTTTAGGTTCAAATACAATGTAATCTAATAACTGTCCGTTGCTCTTATAGTACCTTATATCATCAATAGACTTATAAGTAGGATATAAGTTAAATTCGTCGTTAATCTGTTCATACTCTAAAAGTATAACACCGTTAGGATCAATATCTGTTAACTGGAAGTATGTTTCAGATAAATAATTGTATAATGATTTGTTAGCTTTAAAATGTGAAAGCCTTTCAAAAAATTCATCTTTTATTGTGTCACTTGTGATTTCGTCGTTTTCAGATCCACCATTAGCATCGAACACATTTTGTCGTTTTTTCATGACCCTAGAGAATAAATCCCTAATATCTTTTGAATATTTACCTCTTATTATCGCCCTCTCTTCACTTTCTAAGTGTTCTATTCGGTTTATAAGTTCCTCATGGAAACCATCACCATTAACTAAAGCTTTTAGTGTTTTACTTTTTTCTCTAGCTTTAACGACCCATTTATCTGATTTCTCTGAATGCTCTTTAAGCAGGTCTTTTATTTCATCTTCTGTGTAAATCATTTTACCAAATTATTTCGTAATCATCATTTTTTAATTCAAACCACATACGCATCATAATCATATCTGCAAAGTCTGGAGATCGTCTTAATCTTTCTTTAACAGCGTCCTTTTTTTCTAAACGTATCTTTCCGTCATCCGCTAAGGGTAATTTATTAATTTGCTCCAGCTCCTCAATTATTTGCTTTCTGTAGTCTTTTGACTCTATAAATATTTTGTTGGCTTTTACTTGCTCTGCTAATTCATAATAACATTGAGCTTTTAGATTAAAAAAGTTCTCTAACTTACCCTCAACTTTTATAGGTTTTCCATTATTATGAAATTCGTTTGCTCCATTTAGATATCCACTATTAGCACTTTCTCTAACAAACCTTTTTAAGCCATCTGCATCATAAACAACGTTGCTAATAGGAACATGATTCTCTATTCTTAAATCATGTATTTTTTTTGATACTTGTGTTTCATCTATCTTATCAATAGCCACAATAGATTTTAACACTAGTCCGTTCCAAATACCAATCACAAACAGGTCTGAACCTTCGTAAGCAATATCTGCTGTTAAGTACATTTGATCTGTAGGTTCTACAAACTCATTAGTGAAGATGTTTAGAATAGCTTTATAATCAAATAAAGCGTATGGGTTATCGTCGTACTCCCAATTACCCTTTACAAGTCTTTCGATTTCGTTTGGAGAAAGTATTTTAAGTAAATTATCAATGTAATCTTCAGGAAGCATTTTATTATCAGTAGGTAATGCTTGAACAAAACCTCTATAATCTACTAACTTACCATCTTTAAAAGGTCTGTAATAATCTAAATAAAGATAATTTTTAGAAGGGTTACAAGTTTGAAGTAGCTTACCTGTAAGATTATAGTCTTTGTTTTTCCACCTCCCTATTGATGCTTGAAGATTGTTTTTACATTCGTTTTCAAACTCTCCAGCCTCTTCAATCCAACCTCTTGTCATTTGCATCGAACCAAATCTCATGTAACTTGGATCACTAGGAATATATTTAGCATCTATTAGGTAAACTTTAGATCCATTATACAATTCAAAATAATTATCTTGACCGTTATATTTGTAGTAACCTGGAGTCACACCCCAAAGACCTAAAACTTCATGAATCGATGGTATTGTAAATTTCCTTAAATCTGTTAATTTTTTTCTTGCTATGAAATAATGAGTCTCAGGATAAATAAGAGCATCACCAAATATAAGAGAACATCCTAAAAAAGACTTACCTGAACCCTTAGAACCTCCATAAACTATATCAATAGTTTTTTGGTCGTTCCATAGTTTAGCTACCTCTAATTGTTTATGGTTGCCATTTACATCAAACTCTATTAATCTAGTCGCTCCCATCTTTTACAACCATTCCGATTATCTGTGTAGTTTTTATCTTATCGCCTCCAGAGGTAACATCTAATCTATCTCCGTACTTTTTAGGTTGCATTTTTCCTAATCTCCATTTTCTAGCATCAATTCTTATTCTTGACCTGTTTATAACATTATGATTAACATGTTCAATGCCTTCTGAATCTTCATACACATCATTTTCTTGGTCATCTGCTATTAATAATATTTCTTCAAATTCTCTTTCTGACCTTATTTGTGTTGCTAACGTGTAGTTATGCAAAAACTCTGCATCGTGATAGTCACTTTCAGGGTTAAGCCAATTAAATACAGTTCTTATACAAGGCTTAAATGAATCGGATTCAACAATTTTAACTAAGCTGTCACCTTTACATATTCCTTGTATAATTTTTTCTTTTGCTTCTTTTAACTCATCGCTAGAATATGCCATTTATCAAATGTTTCGTAATCATAGTTTAAGTCAATATGATAACCTAAAGTTGTTGTTGTAAAGAAAAACTCTTTAGTGGAAATCATAAATTATTATTTAGAATGGTTCTAAATTACGGATAATTAGTGTAATAAAAAAATATTATTAAAGTTTTATTTTATGTCTAGTTTTTTTTGTTAGTTGTGTTTAATACTAATTCTATTCTTTTTTAATTAAGGGTAGTATTTTATCGTCAAGCATTTTAAGTAGTTGCATACTTATATTGCCATCGCAAGCCATAGATGCAGAAGCACCATTTATTCTAGTAGCTATCCAACACCCTATCGTATCATCGTGTTTTAATAATTCATCCAACTGTTCTATTTCGTGTACTTCTAAATAATGTCCGATCATTTTTATAAAGTTTGGTGTTGGGATTCACTTATTCTAAAAGTCTTTATTTTACTATACATAAATTATAATTGTATTACAAAAGGTAAACATATAACTAGTT